TTTGTCAAAACTATAATATATTTTTACTATAAAAATATAAAAACAACAATCACAATATACTTTACACGAGGCAGCATATTTATCAGTTATAAATAATTGGATAAATATATAATAATTATTGGGGGGGACAAACAAACAAATTTTTATAATATAAATATTATAAAAATTTTATTATACATATTTGTATGATAAGCAATCGTTTTATTATAAGAATAAAAAATTGAAAATTTAATTTATACAAATTTAAATATCAATAGAATAATAAATAAACCATATAACTAAAATATTAAATATATGAATAAATGTTTTAAGAAACCAATATCAATATGTATACCAAGAATGGATAATAATATTACAAAAGATTTTATATATGAAACTTTTAAGAAATTAAATATAGGGTATATAATATCATTAAAAGAAATTCCATTAAGAAATGATAATAAACATAAACGAGTAATTATTTCTTTATGTTTAAATGGTAATAATGAATATAGTAATTTATTTAATGAACGAATAACAAATAATGAAAGTATTAAAATTGTATATGATATGCCTTGGTATTGGAAAATAGTCCCTACATATCCTCAAAAATAAAATGAAAATGTTTTACTAAAAATGGATTAATTTCATTTTTCGCAATCGTTTTTTTATTCCAGAATTTTAAAAAATATTTATTATTATATTCGGCATTTTTAATTTCTTTCGTAAATAATTCTTCGACATAATCATATATTTTTTTACTTTCAATAAGTTCATCTTTAATTTTTTCTTTGATATCATATAAAAACAACAGTCTATTTTTCTCTTTATTTTGTTCAATATTATTGATATTTTCTAAACTATCGATACTATTAGTAGAGGCATTTTTTTTCCATTTATAAATAATATAACGAATTTCATTTTTAACATCTTTGAACTTATTGATGAGATTTTTCCTATAATTTTCCATTTTTTTGATAAGAGATAAAATGTTTAAATTACAAATTATAGGAAACATATGTCGAACTTCATCAGGAATTAAAACATTATAAACTTCTTTTAATTCATTAATTTTATCTTCAACTTCATTTAATTTTGATAATACTAATACATTCTTTTCATTTTCATTTTCAATAAATAATAACTTACTATTTGACATTTCTAATGAAATTTCTAATTTATCATAATTATTGACTAATTGTGAAAACATTTCTACTTTGGTTTCATATTTCATATAATTCATAGTTGAAATGAATGATGAAATAATAATATTCAATCCAGAAATAAAACCACCACTCCAATAATTATTTTGTATAATGGGTGCGGAAATAGCAATAAAAGATGAAATAATCAAAATAGGAAGTATTAGCATATTCAGTTTGAATTGTATTATAGATTTGGATTGTAAAAAAATATTTTTTTGTCCTTTAATAAACGTAATAAGAATATCTAATTTACTGGAATATTTATTATCATTTTCATAATACTTACTTAATGATTGTTCTATATCAGTATAAGCTTTTTTTTTAAAACTACTATATTTATAGAGACTAACTTGATTTTTAATTCTATCATTACGAATTGTTCGTAATAACTCATCATCACTACCACTATTATAATCACTATTACTTTCACTATTACTTTCGATATTATATTCATTTATCTCACTATTATCATCTTCAGAAATTGTAATAGGACTATTACTATGAATTATGTTTTGTTGTATATTTTCATCATCAAACATTATATGGTTGGAATTGGTTTTATATATAGTATTTTCATATTGACTATTAAAAGAAATATCATAAATATCACAAAATGAACATAATTCAATATTAGTAAATTCATCTTCAAAATTATATTCATTATTAATATCAATTCTTATAGTATTTTGACTATCATTATTCATAATATAATATATAAATATATTTTTTATGTTTACAAATTTTTCTATTTTTCTATTTTTTCTATAATTTACACTTCACACTCAATTTCACAGCAACCTTTATCTATAATACATTGTTCAATTTGCTTAGCGAGACACCATCTTGCAATTAATTCTAGTTCTTCTTTTTGAATATTATCCTCGTTAGATAATTCAATATCATATTCATAATCTTCTTCCTTATTCATAGTGAATTTTTTGATATGGGTTCCTATTTTTTCAAATAAATTTTCAATATGTCCTTGTAGTTCTTTTAATTGGTGTCCTTCAAAATTTATATCGATATAATTACTTTCATATAATAGAACATTTTCTAATTCTTTATTTGCGTCTTCATCAATAAATCCTTGATTTTTAGCTTCTTCAAACGCATCTTCAAAACAATCAAAACAATCATTACAATATTTTTTACCATATATATTTTCACAATTACAAGGATAATATAACATTAAATTATCAGTCTCACACCCACCCAAATTTAATGCATCATCACTTGTTTGAACACCAAACCAAAATTTACCTTTAATATCACCAAAATAATATCTTCCCATTTTGTATTTCACAAGTAATAATTATCTTATAAAAATAATAATAAACTTATTTCAATTTTATTTCAACAACAAACAAATAAAATTGAAATAATAGAGAACCAAATAATTGATATTAAAGAACAAAATGTCAAATATAATAACAACAGAACAATTACAAAAAAAGGAAATAAAGGATTTTAAATTGAAACAACGCCAATATTTATTAACAAGTCGTTTCAATAATGAAACATGGAGTGAAAATCAAACTTATAGAAAAAGACACTATAATATAGGTAGTATATATTGCACACCTGAAAAAATATCACAATCAATACCATTGAATTCCATTATATTTGTATTAGAAATGAATAATGATACAAATAAGATAATGGGTATAGGTATGGTGAGGAATTATCCAATTTGTGATAAATACCATGTATATAATAATGGTAATTATAATAGATTTGTATATGTAGGAAAAAATAGAATATCGAGAGAGGAAATGACAGATGATGAAGAAGATATAATGATCGTATTTGATATCTTATGTTTTAAAGGTAATAAACATATGAAGCGGGGACAAGGTTTAAGGTCGTTTCCAATAGATATATTATATCGTTGCAGTAAGAGATTAGATTTAGTGAATTTTATAAGTGAAATGTTTAAAAAAAGATTAATAGAAAAGAACGAAAAAAATATATAAAAGAATTTATATTATAATATAAAAATGAATAAACAAAATGAAATGTATGATGTTAATAAATATACAGATGATGAATTATATAATATATTGGATTTAATAAATCCAAGCGATAGGGAATTAGAGGCAAAGATTATTTTTTTAATGCGTAAATATGAGAATATGCAGAATAAATCAGGAGATGAATTAGCCAATTTTTTTAAAAATATATATAATCATTTTTTTGAAACATCGGATGATGAATATGAAGATTATTTAATTGAAGGAATGGATAACGCAACGAATGATTATACTGGAAAAGATGACCCAAACTCACAAGTTATAAATGGAAATATAATGTTATACGCTGATATGGATAAAGGAAATATAGAAAAAACATTAATAGAACAAGAGAAAATTCGTGGTAATAGTCAATTGACTAATTTAAAATATTATAATCAACCAACTGGAAACGCTATGAACATAATATCAGAACAATTGTCGGATATAAGTCGAAATATGGGATATATATTAGATAATAATTCACAATATAGAAAAGATGGTGTAGGGTTCACAAAACCAATCGATTATGCACAAGATAAATTAAATCCTTTATTACAACAAACTGTAAAGAGGATAATCAGTATAGATAGTCAATATAGAGATGATAAAACAACTTTTTCTACTGAGTTTACATTTAATTTATCAGAACCACTCAAGGATGTAGTATCATTAAAATTATATTCAATACAAATACCATATACTTGGTATACAATCAATAATAATTTTGGTAGTAATTTCTTTTATATAAAGGGAAATTCACCAGGGATAGATGATGGAAATTTTGATTATGAAATAGATATATCAGCAGGTAATTATTCACCAGTGAATTTAATAAATGAAATTTCAAATAATATTCAAAAAGTAGTAATAAATAATCCGGATATTAATTTCGGTAATACTGGTATATATTATAATCCAAATAATAGTTTATCTACAATTAATTTGGATATAAAAAATATATATAATGAAACGAATTATTATTTAGAATTTGGAAACTGGACAAATCCAAATTATGATGTTAATAAATATGATATTGGTAATATACAATTGAGAGAAACCAGTATACCCAGTTTTTTAGGTTTCAATTATAACACTTATTATCCGAATGTATTATATTCTAATTTTTTACCATCAACAATAGAGACAATTACAGATGATACAAGTAAATTAAATTATCAAATATTTACAAAGAACTCAACTAATGGAAATATAATTGGAAATATAAAAAATAATTATTTTACTATAATTAAATATAGAGGAGATATAACTTATAATAAAGATATAAATGGAAATGTAGTAAGTGATTATAATTTAAATAATATTGATACATCTTATAATATAGAATTGAGTTTTACTGATGGTACATATGTAACGAGAAACCAAATAGTGGAAGACTTATCTAATATAATAGCAAACCAATCATATTTAATAGAGACGTATATAAAGAGAAATGATATAATATCAAATATTACTCCACGGTTAGCAGGTAATGGAAATTCACAATTTGCATTGTTTTTAAAATTAAATAGAAAAAAAACAAATAATAATGAAAATTCAAAAATATTAATTCAATTTCCAAATGAAACTACTAATAATACAGCAATTTGGACAGGCGCATCATCTTGTTTTAATTTTCCATTATTGACAAATGAATTGAATAATGTATATTCAGAAACAGCACCATTAAAACAAACAGGCAATTTAATACCAATTCAAACAAATCCATATATTTATTTATCTTCGGGTGAAAAAGGATATGCTGTTTCAAATAATGATTATATAATACCAATTATTAATTCACCAATAGGATATACTATAAATGGCTTTATTGAAGCAATTAATAGAGGAATAGAAAATGTAAAAGATATTTACAGTAATGTAAAATACACAACTGATTTTAATTCAACAACCAGCAAAGCATATATAGATATAAATTCCAAATTTAATTTACAATTAGATATAAATAAAAAATTTACGAATAATCATTACTATTTAGAGGCTTCCGGAATTTTAAAAAATATTATTGGGTTGAGTGGAGATTATTTAAATGGAAATTTGGATTTAACAACTACTAAAAATACATTTTTATCACAATTTTCAGAAAGTGGCACATATTCAATAGTAGATAATAGTTGTTTATTGATAATAAGACCAAGTAAAAAAAATTATGGAAATCAAAACGCAGATGAATTTAGAGTTTATTTGGATAACACTTACCTGAATAATAGAACTTATACTTATAATAATTTTACAGACTTGCAAGATAATATAAATTCTTCATTTCAAAAATTTATTGATAATAGTTCAAATATATTAAATGGAACATTTATAAGATTTAATCGTAATGCAATACAGCCAAATAAAATAGATTCTACATTTAATATATCAATTAATAAAGTATTGACACAAAAAAATTATAGAATACAATTTTGTGATATATCAGCAAATCCGGATTTATTTGGTAACTTATTATTATCTTCGGGCAATTCAACGAACGGCAATTTATTATCAACAAACGGTAATTTAGTGAATTATAAAATTGGATGTTGGTCAGAATTGAATATAGACAAAAGATATTGTGGTGAAAATAGTAGTTATTATGATTTATCGAATATACCATTAACTACTTCTTATACAACATTAACTTCTACAAATCCAATTACTATTCAACGAATAACATTGACACAAGATAATAGTAATAATATAATTCGGCTTAAACCATACAGTTCAGGCGTTAAGACAAATAATGGTTATAATGATATAATTATTAGTATTCCAACAAAAGATACTAACCAACAACCTATTCAATACTCTCGAGATAATTTGATAAAAGAAATAAACCATCAACTATCGAAAAATCCGTTAACGAATGGTTCATATATTCAAATTATAAAAAATGTTAATAATATTGAAATTGAAACTACAAAAATTAGAATAAATATAAATAAAATATACACAACAAGTGATTATCGATTAGTATTCTATGACCAAGAAAGTTTTGTAAAATGTAGTTCAGGTGTAAAAAGTGTAAGAAATGCTACTTGGGATACAACATTAGGATGGATATTAGGTTTTCGTGATTCAACCATCTATAATATGAGTGAATACACCCCTATTAATAATATAATATCTTTAACAGGAGAGACGACTGTAAGTGTTAATTTATTCAATTATTTTTTGATTTGTTTGGATGATTATAACCAAAACCATTTGAATGATGGATTGGTAACATTGACACCTAAAATAACAGAAATACCATTACCATCATACGCAAATCGTACAAATTATATTTGTGACCCAGTAACTGGAAGTTTAACATATAATACAAATACAGTAAATAGCATAACAAATTCAAAATTAACACAGAACCAGATATACGCATTAACAGAAATAGCAAATAGTAAAAGGTCGAGTTCTATAATAAGTAACTCATCAAATATAACAGCAAAAGGTTATGGCTCAGGTCCGTTTGTAAAAGATGTTTTTGGAATAATACCTATGAAAACAGCAGGATTAGCAAATGGGTCAGTGTATGTTGAATTTGGTGGTACACTTCAAAATCAGGAACGAAGTTATTTTGGGCCAGTAAATATTCATCGTATGTCTATAAAATTAGTAAGTGACCGCGGTGATGTTTTGGATTTGAACGGTTCAAATTGGTCATTTTCACTAATATGCGAACAATTGTATCAAAAAAAACCAACAAGTGGTTTACAAAATAAATAGTAATATTTATTATACATTTATATATTAAATAAACGATTATAAATGGAAAATATATTGGATTTGGTGGGGTTTTTCGGTCCACAAATATTATTTATAATTTCAATAATAGTATTATGGAAACAACAACTTTATCTATATGGTTATTTAGTATTTTTACTAATAAATAAAATTATAAATAATTTATTGAAAAGAATAATAAAACAACAACGCCCAAACAATGGTAGAAGTATAATGAAAATAGAAGATAATTTTTATAATGGAACTGAAAAATATGGTATGCCATCAGGGCATGTTCAATCTTGTTTTTATTCACTTACATATTTATATTTAGTGAAACAATGTCCAATTATATTAATTAGTGAATTGTTTATTACTTCATTAACATTTTATCAACGATGGAAATATAATCGACATACAATCGAACAATTATGTATAGGTTCTCTATTAGGGTCAATAATAGGTTATTTATCATTTATAATAGTAAACATATATGGTAGAACTCAATAAATAATTTCATTATAATAAAATATAATGAAATTATATAATGTCGCAAAGTGATTATTTAAATTTCAAAAGAGTATCAAATGAATTAAAAATAAACAAATTTACACCAGTATTTAATACACAAGATTATATAGAATTGAAGGAGTATTCAATCAGTAATGGTATAACAAATACAAAAATAACATATAATCAGTTAGTTCAACCTAGTTATACGAAAATATTTAATATGGAAAAGAAAATAACAAATTGTCCAACATTTATTGTGTGCAGACAAACAAATCAAAGACCAAATAGAGTTACATTACCAAGTGTATATTTTAACCCATCATCTATTGCTCCACCTATATATGTAAAACAACCAACTAATGCAAAAACTGCGTGTAATTGTATGTTAGATAGTATAAATACATTGAGTAATATTTGTAAATGTAAAGTTAGTCGTAAATAAAAAGATAAAAAATTATTTCTGATTAGTTTGATTGATTTGATTGATTTTTCATAGTTTTTCGCTTCATTGATTTACGGTTTAATGTATTTCTTTTGACAGCCTTTCTTTTAATAGATTTTGCCATAGATTTATTTTTAATGGATGAATAAGTAACAAAGTTTTTATTATTTTCAATAGCACGTAATAATCTTAATTGTTTTACAGCATTTCTTTTAGAAGTACATTTGGCAAATACTTTTTTTGATTTTTTATTATAAACACGAAAACAATTTTTTCCACGAACTTTTCTCGTTTGATATGGCATATATAATATAAAAATATTATATTTGACTAAACTAAAATATAAAAATATTATAAAACAGTATTGTAAATTTAACAACTACAAACTTGATGTGGAATTTCAGCTGTTCCAAACACACTCGATGTATAAAAACTACCACCATTACTTTCAATAGCACATTGTAAAATACCATCCAAAGAAACCGCAATCGCTTGCCATGATTTATCAGCAACTAAAGGATTTTCAACTTTATTCCAAGTATTACCAAAATCAATGGATGTATAAATATATCCTTGTTTTTCAAGAACAGTTTGATATTGACCAGTGGCGGAAACGGAGACATATTGCCAAATTTTATTCGTAAGATTAATATCATCAACGAATAACCAAGATTTACCATAATCACTTGAAATATGAACATCGCCACCCGATTCAATAGCAGTTTGGTATTGACCATCAGACGACATTGCTACACCCGCCCAATTTCTATCTTCAAATCCATTATCATCACTGACATTTATCCAAGTTCTACCAAAATCATCAGAAACATAAATATTTTCAACAACAATTGTTTGATATTGTCCATTATAGGATAGAGCAACACCACAAGTAGGGAATATTTCAACGGATTGGTAAATATCAGTATCAGTATCTTGTGCACGCCAAGTAACTCCATAGTCGTCGGATAAATAAATATTATCACCACAAGAAACAATTGTTTGATATTTTCCATTTAGAGAAATCGAAACAAAAATATTGGATGTTCCAGCATTGAATGTAGGTTGCCAAGTTTCTCCAAAATCATTCGATACATAAATTTGATGACCATTTGAAGCGGTTTGATGCATACCAGTAAATGAAATAGCAATACTATTACTTACAGAATTACCAATATTCGTAGGAACCGACCAAGTAACACCAAAATCATTGGATTTATAAACATTACCTGTATTAGTAATAGCAGTTTGGTATTGTCCATTGGTATTTAAAGATATAGCCAAAAAGTTTACACTATCATTATTATCAATTGGATTACCATAATCATCCAAAACAGATAACGCAACATTAGAAGAACTCCAATATTTACCATAATTTGTAAAATTTTCAAGGGTCTCATCAGTTAACACCAATAAAATTGGAACAGTTGTGCTTTGTGTAATATTTGTCGTTGTAGCAGTAGTAGTTCTTTTTACATATCCTCTTGTCCAATTTAATCTATTACGAATTGCATTTAAATAAGACGGACCGACATTATTTGTAGGTGAATAAGCTTCGGCTTCAATATCTAATGATAATGAGATTGTAAATCCTTCTGGTATAAATATTAAATCACCAGCAACAAAACCATCAACCATACCATAATTTTTAACTCTTGGGTCTCTATTATTAAAAATATTAGTATCAATTGTAAATTTAAGTAACTTATTAATATCAGTTACAGTAATATGACCAGATAAATCGGAAACAAAACATCCATTAATATTAAACTTCGATTTATTAATAGTTTGCACATAGGCACTTGCGTCAAAGACACCACCATTCACTTGAAATTCTTGGTCATATTGAAATAAAGATGCAAACCCTCCAGGGTCACCAAAATAACTTGCAACGCAAGATTTAAAATCGAAATACAATGTAGATAATTTACCAACGGATATAATACTTTCAGTATTCACACCATCTACGAAATCACAACTACATATATTAATACTATCGTCGTGAAGAGTATCACTAATTGGGTCATACCAAGCTTGAACGGTATTAAAATTATTTGCATCTTTTAAAATACTTAATTTTTTATTAAATGTTCTCGCACTAAATTTTATTTGTATTGCATCAGTAACATCATATTTATCTAACATATCCTCTTGTCTTAACGCAATTGGTTGATTAAAACCTTGTGTTACATACAAACCACCACTTGCACCAAAAGCATAACAAGAACCACTATAAATTCCATTTGTTATAGTATTTGGTTGTAATAGAATAGACATTTTTTTAATTACTTAACTGTAATATTATTATAAAATATTTTTATAATATTACAGAAATTTATTTATAATTACTAAATTATTTATTATGATGTAAAATATACACAGTTGAAAATTCATCTGTTGTATGGATTGAATTCTTCAACTGTATATATTTGGGTCAATGTGTTGGATTGTCTTGTTATAATAATTTATACAGGTTGAACAATAGCTTGAGCTTGAGCTGTAGTACTGGCGGCTGAACTGGCATCTGTTGATGCGTCGTTTTCAGCATCATACGCATTATTATATTGGGCATAAGCATTATTATAAGCGTTATTGGCAGCAATTATATCACCAGTAGAAGCCGCAGTAGCAGCAGTTGTAGCAAACCTCATAGAAGCAGTAGCAGCAACGGAAGCAGTTGTTGCAGCATCAGAAGCAGCATTTGATTTAGCAACAACCTCTGCAACAAGAGTAGTTACTTGATTTAAATTTTGTTCATTTGCGTTAGTTTTATAACCGGTTGCTTCATTAGCAGATGCCAACGCAGCAGCAGCATAAGTTGCAGCATTCGCGGCTAAAACATATGCTTTTGCAGCATATAGAGAAGCATGCGCGGCATCAGCATAAGCTTCTGCTTTATTCGCATTTGTAATTGCAATACCAGCTGAATTTGATGCCAAATTAGCAGCAGTGTAAGCAGAATTAGCATTAGCAGTAGTATTATCAACAGCAGTTATAGCATCATTAAGAGATGCGTCAAGAGCATATTTTATTGCTAAAGCAGCGTTTTGAGTTGCTAACGTAGATGCAGCAATTGCATTATCACGAGCAGAAGCCGCACTTATACTTGCTGTAGAAGCGTTTCCACTAGCATCTGCTGCAGCATTTGCAGCATTTGTAGCAGCATTCTGTGCGTCACTAACACCGGTAGCATTTGATTCTATAGCGTTCGCTTCTTGTGAATAACCAGCAGCTTCAGCAGCTTTTGTAGAAGCAGTTCCAGCAGAAGTAGCAGCATTGGTAGCAGATACATTAGCATTATCAGCCGAAACACGTGCCGCATTAGCAGAAGCATTCGCCGCAATAGGAATATCACTTAGAGACATATGTTGCTGTCCTGGTTGTGAACCGGTGGATGTTGATAAATTATCCAATAAAATAAGTAAAGGGGCAGTTAAAATTCTATCGATATTCGTAGTAGAAGCGGTCGTTCTTTCAGTAAAGATTTTTTTAGTGCCAACTGGCGCACCTTCAATTGGGTCACCATTACTATCGAATTGGTTAGTATCATCAATCATCATATCTTGAGGAGTAGCAGAAGGACCTGAACCATTATCAGGATAAAATTGGGTTGTTAATGTTCTTGCTGTATCCATAGTTCCAATAAGCTCCGAAACATTAGAAGGACCAATATTATTAAGAGGATTGAAATTTTCAGAATCAATAACTAAATGTAATTTTATTGTAGTGCCTGCTGGAATAAAAATTAAATCACCAGCAATAAATCCATCCGCCATACCATAGTTTGATTTAAATAAATTTTGTTCTTGTGTTGTACTATTACCAGTATAATTAGACGAAATATCGGAAGAATTACCAACTGAACTTTGAGGTGTTCTATTACCAAAAATATTTCGGTCAATAGCATATTTCAATAAACTATTAATGTCTGAAATAGTAATAGAACCAGTAACTTGTTTTACATTTTCACCAGTTGGTTTTGAATATGGTGTAATAATATTTAGAAATGCAGATGCGTCAAACACACCATTATTAATATCAAATTCACTTGCTTGTGAAAATAATGAAGAAAATCCACCAGCGTAACCAAAATAAGTGTTCACTAATTGTTTGAAATCACTATACATTGTAGAATAAGAACCTACTGAAATGACCTGTTCTTTAGCTAATCCGGACACAAATTCATCAGAATTGATCGTAATTTCATCAATTGGAAAATTATCAGTAATTGGGTTAAAAGCAGTGGATGTTATACCAATATTATTAGCATCTTTATATAAACCAAGTTTAGCATTGAATGTTCGGACATCAAATTTTACTTGTAAAGCTTTTGTAACATCATAACGTAATAATGGATTAGGTTGTGTTAATTTAATAGTATTAAAACATTGATCCATTGTAAATCCTCCTGACCCATAGAAAGCATAAAAAAACCCTTCATATGGTAATCCATTTGGAAGTTGATTTATACCACCTGGAGTATCTATTAAGGTTGGTTCTGACATTTATATAATATTTACAATTTATATATTATACAAATATTAATTGAAACTACTAAATTTATAAATCATACAACATTTTTAAATTCAGGCAAAAAGAGTAATTCGAATTATTCATTTGTAAAATGCGTCCATGCTCATCAAAAAGCCTTATTCTAAGTTTTTGTATATCAACCGGACCAAAATATTTCCTTGGCTCAGAAACAATATTATAATCATTTTCCATTAACAGTGCAAAATATGAACCTTTAATTGAAATTCTGGCTAATATATTTGGGCTAAGAATAGATTTATTAAAAATACTTATAAAATGATTATTCGAACTATTATTAAAATCATCTATCGCTAAATATATGTATCTAATGGAAGCAGGTTCTAATATTGTATCGGACGTATATGTAGTATTACCGGTGTATTTATGTTTTAAAAATCCTAAATTCCAACCGATTTTAGATGAAATAGGAAGAATATCTACATGACCATTAATATCTCTTGTAAAATCCAGCATGATTTCATTAATATAACTGGCATATGTTCCATTTGTAGTTAATATCACTTTACCAGAACCGGAACCAGTACTACTAATATCAATTGAAAACACGAGATAAGAAAATATATCATTTGGATTATTTAATACATTGTTTGTTTTTGGCGCTAATAAATTATTGATAATATCAATAAAATCAATAGCATTATAATTTCCATCAGGAATTATGATTATTTTTTCAGCATTAAGAACTCCACCAGAAATATCAAATGAATTATAATTTACTTTTAAATATAAAAAATTATTACCATAACCTTGAGAAATACCATAAAATGCGATTGGTATTTCAACTGATGATAATTGCATAGAAACAACTTTATTGAATTTAATAGGTAAATTAATAGTAAAATCGGAACTTTGTGTTGTATATAAATTATCACGAAATCGAGTATCAATATTGAGACATTTGGTTATAATTCGTGTGTTCAATGGGTTCATAATACCAGGAAAAAAATCATTATTTTGTGTATGAATATATTGTGTATCATTTCTTTGTATAATTTCCTCAGTTCTTGGAACTGGTTCTTTGGATATTGGTGTATCTAAATTATCTAACTTATAATTCTTAGGTATTGTGGTCGGTTGATTATTTGTATTATTACATTTAACAAATATTAACCAATTTTTAGCTATTGTAAGAAATTCAATCAAATCCCGTTTAAATCGTTTATTAATATGGCCACTATTCAATAATTGTTCTCGAATTTCATATTCCCTGAGTTCAATATCATTGGCATTATATTTTGTTTTTGATGAGAACCGAAAGAATTTTTCGATATCTTTTATACTATAATTATTTATATCTAAATCTAAGTTCTCCATATATAATATGAAATTTATATTTTATTATAATATTTAACATTATGATAAAATTTATTTATTTAGTAAAATGAATTATTTTATTATCAAAATAAAAGGATATATAAGAAATATTTTTTTAGACTTGTCTATTATACAGTAATTTATAAAATGTCATCAAGTGATTATACGGCATTAAGAAAATTTAAAGAAATACAAGGAAGTTGTAAAGTGAATGAAGTCGGCGACCCATTATCAAGTAGTTGGTTTGATATACCAGTCGGTAATACAACAAACTGTAGTATAACATTAGGGACAGGACCTACTGGAACCAAAGGTCCAACTGGTTATACTGGTTATACTGGTCCACAAGGGTTACAAGGTTTACCTGGTAATACAAATGGAGGTTTATTTGCTATTACAGCTATTTCAGCTAATGGTTTTGATAAAGATACAAATAATGGCTTCTCATTTAGTTTTGGAAATGTAGTAGCAGGTTTTGAGATTGGTTCTTCTTGTACTTTAAATTATATTGCTGTGAGAACTTCAATAGAAGCAGATATTTGTGGAAATATACAAATATGGAAAAATAATACTTTTTCTGGAATTTCTATAAATGATATTAATATTAATAAAAAAGTTTCTAATGTAGGGTTATCACTATCTCAAGGAGATTATTTAAATTTGAAATGTACAGATGGGTCTGGTGGAGGTATTATAACATCTTCTTTATGGTTTTCAACGACTGGTGTAATAGGTCCAACAGGTTCAATTGGTTTAACAGGTTCTACTGGTGTAACTGGACGAATTGGTTATACTGGTGTAACTGGACCAATTGGTTCTACTGGTGTAACTGGTTATACTGGTTCTACTGGACCAATTGGTTATACTGGTTATACTGGTTATACTGGTTATAGAGGTGCTATAGGTTATACAGGAGCAACTGGTGCTACGGGTTCGATTGGTTGTACTGGTGTTACCGGTGCTACGGGATCAATTGGTTCTACTGGTGTTACCGGTGCTACTGGTTCAATTGGTGCTACCGGATTTACCGGTTTAATGGGTTATACTGGTTCAGTCGGTGCTACCGGATTTACCGGTGCTACTGGTTCTATTGGTGCGACGGGTTATACAGGTTATACTGGGTTAACTGGTGCTACTGGGTGTACAGGCTATATAGGGCCAACCGGTATAATAGGAGCAACCGGTGTTACAGGTGCTACTGGGGCAAGTGGTCTAACAGGTTCAACTGGTGCCACTGGTTATACCGGATTTACAGGTTTAATGGGTAATACTGGAACAACCGGAGCAACAGGAACAACCGGTGCTACTGGTTCAACCGGTGCGATGGGTTATACTGGATTTACTGGTGCTACTGGTTGTACAGGCAATATAGGGCCAACCGGTGCAATAGGAGCAATCGGTGTTACAGGTGCTACTGGGGAAACTGGTGTAACAGGTTCAACTGGTGCCACAGGTTATACCGGATTTACAGGTTCAATGGGTAATACTGGAACAACCGGAGCAACTGGTGCTATCGGAACAACGGGTCCAATAGGAGCAACAGGTTCAACTGGTGAAAAAGGTTCTACCGGTGAAAAAGGTTCTACTGGAGCTACTGGATACACTGGTATAACTGGCCCCACTGGTTACACTGGAGTTATTGGATATACTGGTTATACTGGTAATACTGGTTCTACTGGAGCTACTGGCTTTACTGGTTCGATTGGTGTGACAGGTTATACTGGATTAACGGGACCAACTGGAAGAACAGGCTATACTGGAGTAACAGGTTATACAGGTTATACAGGTTATACAGGTTATACAGGTGCCACTGGCGTAACAGGACCATTCG